CTGTTAGCCGATCCAGCAAGTCGATATAAAGACAATGTTGAAATTGGCGGGTTGTTACTCTGTAAGACCCCGAAAGAATTTGTGCAACAGCGAAATGATCATTTTGCTAGACAAACACAAGCTCAAACGGATGCTGTAGATAATAGCCTTATGCGTCAAAGCGACCCGAGAATGCCTCTCTTTAGGGAGAATAAATCCTCGTCTAGCTTTGGTAAAGGTACTTAATTTTTTAGGAGTCTTAAATGGCATACCCTACTGTCTCGGCACCATACGGTTTTAAACCCGTAAGCCTGATTGGCGGTCAAGTTTTTGCTGGATCAACTCGGGATTACCCCATCCAGTACAACTATGGCACCGCTATTTACTATGGTGACTTTGTCACTACATCTAGTGGATACACTGTAATTGCAACAGTTCCTGTGAGCACAACCAATACAACTACTGGTGTGTTCTTGGGTTGCTACTACACAAACCCCACTACTAAGCAGCGCCAGTTTGCTCAGTACTATCCCGGCAACGTGCTTGCTGGTGACATTACTGCGATTGTTGCTGATGATCCTGACCAAGTGTTCCGTTGCGCTGTTACAGCTGCTGCTGGTTCTACAACTATTGCTTCTGCATCTTCCATCTTGGTTGGCCAGAACATGGCTTGTAACACTTTGACTGGTTCTTCCTCCACTGGTAACGGTGCTGGCGCAGTTGTTGCCGCAACCGCCAATACATCTGGTGGTGGCTTCCGAGTTTTGGGCTTGGTCCCTGATACAGAAATTAGCACTTCAGCTACTTATGTGTCTGGTACTGGTACCACTTCGTTGGTCGTTTCGGGTCTTACCGTTGGGCAAGTTCTGCCTATTGGTACAGATGTCTTTAATTTGGTGAATGGTCAATTGCAATTTACTGGTTCGTCATTAACAGCCGCTACGACTGTTACGACTACTGGTAGCACTACCCTGACAGTTGTGGCTTCTACAGCTACAGTTGCTGGTACTGTTGCATTGGTTCAAGCTCCTGAAGTTCTGGTAAAACTGAACTTTGGTGCTCACCGTTACTACGTTGCTTAAGGAGTAACTTACCATGGCTATTTCACGCGCACAACTGCTGAAAGAGTTGCTCCCAGGTCTGAACGCTTTGTTCGGTCTGCAATACGCAACTTACGATCAAGAGCACAAAGAGATCTACGAAACTGAGACATCAGAGCGTAGCTTCGAAGAAGAGACTAAACTCTCTGGCTTCTCTGCCGCACCAGTCAAAAATGAAGGCTCTGCCATCAGCTATGACAATGCACAGGAAGCATGGACTGCTCGATACAACCACGAAACCATTGCTTTGGGCTTCAGCTTGACTGAAGAAGCTATTGAAGATAACTTGTATGACTCTTTGTCTGCTCGTTACACAAAAGCTTTGGCCCGCGCTATGGCATACACCAAGCAAGTTAAAGCTGCCGCTGTGTTGAACAACGGTTTCTCTAGCGCTTATCCTGGTGGTGACGGCGTTGCATTGTTCAGTGCATCGCATCCTTTGATCAATGGCGGTACTAACAGTAACGTTCCCTCTACACCAGCTGACTTGAACGAGACTTCCTTGGAAGCCGCCGTTATTCAGATCAGCTTGTGGACAGACGAGCGTGGCCTGTTGATCGCCGCTAAGCCCAAGAAATTGGTTGTTCCTTCTTCATTGCAATTCGTTGCGACCCGCCTGCTCGAAACCGAGTTGCGCGTTGGTACAGCTGACAACGACATTAACGCAATTAAGAACAACGGTTCAGTTTCTGAAGGTTACTGTGTAAACCACTTCTTGACCGATACTAACGCTTGGTTCTTGACCACAGACGTTCCTAACGGCATGAAGCACTTTGTTCGTTCACCCTTGGCTAACTCCATGGACGGCGACTTCGATACAGGTAACGTTCGTTACAAGTCTCGCGAGCGTTATTCTTTTGGCTGGTCAGATCCATTGGGTATGTTCGGCTCTGCTGGTGCTTAATCAGCGGCAAAGAAAAAGGGGGCTTCGGCTCCCTTTTTTGTTGCATTGTATTTATTGAAGTGGTATAAACATATTAATCCGGGCTTATCCGGTGCATCAAGCAGTCCCGGCTGACGACATACAGATTGATGCGCCTAACTTGTATGTAAGGAAACATCATGGCAAATACCACGTTCAATGGCCCAGTGCGGTCGCAGAATGGCTTTCAATCCATCACCATCAATCCAAACACTGGCGCTGTTACAGTTGATGCTACGTTTGGCACCGCTACTAGCGTGACTACTTTGGCCGCTACAACTGTAACGGCCACAAATCTGGTTTTTACAGATCAAAACCACCCAACAACAGCCGCTATTAACGCAACGGCTACAGCCACTGCCGCACAAGTTATTACCGGCTACATCACATCTACTTCAGCCGCAGCTACAACCATCACTTTGCCTACTGGCACAGACCTTGGCACTGCTTTAAGCGCAACTCGCGGTACTACGCTGGATTTGTTTGTTGATAACACTGGTGGTGCAAACACAGTCACGATTGCTGTAGCGACTAACGGCATCTTGTCAGCCGCCGCCGCCGCTGGCTCTGGTGCTGGTGCTGGCCTGTTGACTGTTCCTAGCGGTGTAACTGGCATTGGTTGCTTCCGCATCATGTTTGCCAGCGCAACAGCTTACGTGTTCTCTCGTATCGCTTAATCAACCCAAGGGGCTTCGGCCCCTTTTTTAAAGGAGATTGATTATGTCGATGCAAACAGATGTTAAGTCACAACATTTTACTGCCAGTGGTAATGTTGCTAGTCTCAGTCGTAATCGTTTTAAAGCTATTTCTTATAGAGGGAATGCAACAGACGGCTATGTGCGTTTACGCGATGGCGGCTCAAGCGGCCCCATTTTGTGTGAATTAGATGTTGGCACAAGCGATTCATTCACAATTTACGTTTTGTTACCCGGTGAGGGAATTTTGTTCCCTAACGGTATTTATGTAGATTTATCCAACGTATCTGCGTGTACGGTGTTCTATGGCTAAGAGTCCGGCATGGCAGAGGAAAGAGGGAAAAAGTCCTACTGGTGGCTTAAATGCCAAGGGGCGCGCCTCCGCCAAAAAGCAAGGCATGAACTTGAAACCTCCCCAGCCGGAAGGCGGCTCCCGCAAGGACGCTTTCTGTGCGAGGATGGGCGGCATGAAGAAGAAGTTAACCAGCGAAAAGACCGCCAAAGATCCAGATTCACGAATCAATAAAGCATTGAGGAAATGGAAATGCTAGATCTGAATACAGTTTGGTCGGCCACATTAACACTGTTAATGTCAGTTATGGGCTACATAGTGAACGAGAAGTTCAGGGAACTGGCTCGCATTACCATATTGCTCAACAAAACCCGCGAGGAGGTTGCCCGTGATAACGTTACTCAAGCAGAAATTGACCGCATTACAAGTCACATTGACCAACGCTTTAACAAGCTTGAAGAAAAGATTGACCAACTTATTCGGCAAGGAAAATAAAGATGGGACGCCTTAATAGACCAGCAAGACCAGGTTACGACTATCGTTCGCCTAACCAAACAAACGCGCAAGATTTAACGCCAAATTTGCTTGAAGACGTTATTGCTTCGCAAAATTCTGATTTGGATAGGATTGTTAGAAGTAACAATGAAAGCCCAGCTCAAACAGATTCACGCCGTAGATCTCCTTTAGGTAATGTGTCACAACGTGATGCAGCTGGTCGTGCAATGTTGCGTTCTATGGGCCGTGCTGGTTTGGCCGGTAATGTTTTGGGAGCATCAACCAGACTTGGCCGATACATTGATGAAGAGACAGGCGCAGGCAAAAAAATAGTTGACAAGTCTGGCTTGGGCAAAATGATTGATAAATTAGTTAACGATAGAGACAAGGTAGAACTGTCTTCAGACGCTAAGCAACGTTTATCAGATATGGAAACCGATAAGTTTAGAAGAGACGTAGAAGAAGAAACTCCTAAAACTTTTAAACGTGGCGGTAAAGTTTCTGCTTCTAGTCGTGGTGATGGCATAGCTCAGCGTGGCAAAACTCGTGGAAAGATGATCTAATGCCAAGCAAGAGTAAAGCTCAACATAATTTCATGGCGGCGGTGGCTCACAACCCAGCGTTTGCTAAGAAAGCAGGCGTCCCACAGTCTGTGGGTAAAGAGTTTAACGAGGCTGATAAAGGCCGTAAATTTTCTAAAGGTGGCGATATGAAACACGAAGACGTAAAAATGGACAAGAAGATGATGCAGAAGGCCGTGAACAAACACGAAGGCCGTTTGCACAAAGGCGCGTCTATGACTAAGCTAGCCAGTGGTGGTATGCCAATGGTTATGAAGGATGGTCAAAAAGTTCCTGCTTTTGCTGCTGACGGCAAAGGCAAGATGGCCAAAGGCGGTATGGCCAAGAAGATGAACATGGGCGGCATGGCTTATTCTAAAGGCGGCTATACAAAAGCGGCTGACGGTGTTGCTACTAAAGGCAAGACCAAAGGTATGCAAGTGAAAATGCGCGGCGGCGGCGGCGCTTGTTAAGGAGCTGATATGCCTGAAGCCCCATACACATACAAAGGCACCACTGACATGGAGCTGGAGATCGAAGATCGTATGCGCGATCAAGCCGGCGCTGGTCGTGGCCGTCAAGGCGGTCCTACAGCCAAAGAGCTGGCCGACTATGATCGTAAAATGAATCGCGGCATCTTCACTGAAGGCATGAAACCCCCTCAAGATGTGGATGGTGGCTCAGCTGCTCCTAAGAAAAGAGTTGTCAAGAAGGCCAGTGGCGGCATGACTGCCTCTAAGAGAGCTGATGGTATTGCTGAGCGTGGTAAAACTCGCGGAAAGATGTGCTGATATGGCAACCGCAAAATCTACAGGTAACGTAGTTAAGTCTTTAAAGAAGGCTGGCTTCTATGAAGCGAGCAAGCCCAAGCGTTTGGGTATTATCAATAAAGTCACAACTAAGCCCCAGCGGATTGAGATGGTTGATAAATTGTTTTTAGCAAAGAAAGCTAAAGGTAAAACAAAATGATGGCAAGCCGTGGAATGGGTGCTATGCGCGCCTCAAAGATGCCCAAAGGTGTACGCAAAGAGCGTAGGGATGACACCGACTTTACCGAGTACGCCGATGGCGGTCCTGTTGGTTTGTATGCCAACATTAACGCCAAGAGGAAACGTATAGCCGCTGGCTCTAAAGAGAAGATGCGTAAGCCCGGCTCTAAAGGCGCACCTACAGCTCAAGCGTTCATTAACTCTGCAAAGACTGCTAAAAAATGACCACTACAGGAACCACAGCCTTTAACATGGAGTTCACCGAGCTCGCTGAAGAGGCGTGGGAGAGAGCTGGCCGTGAGATGCGTACTGGTTATGACCTACGCACAGCTCGCCGCTCTCTTAACCTGATGACCATTGAGTGGGCTAATCGCGGCATCAATATGTGGACGATTGAGACAGGGACTATCACTCTGACTCCAGGATTGGCCACATACGCCTTGCCTACAGATACGATTGACTTGCTGGACCATGTAATCCGAACACAAGCCAACAACTCATCTACCCAAGCTGACCTGAGTATTACGCGAATCAGCGTTTCTACTTACGCCACAATTCCCAATAAACTGGTTCAAGGCCGGCCTATTCAAGTTTGGATTCAGCGTTTGTCGGGTGAAACTAACCCAACAGCGGCCGTTCTTGATGGCGCTATTACATCAACAGCCACAACGATTGTCTTAAGTACTGTTGACGGTCTTGCTGGGTCTGGATTTATTCGTTTAGGCACAGAAGACATTTACTACACCTACATCACTGGCACTACGCTGGGCGGTGTTTTCCGTGGCCAGAACAACACAACTGCGGCGGCTCAAGCTGATGGCACGGCTGTGTTTGTGCCCCAGCTTCCTGCAATAACTGTATGGCCTACGCCCGATAACTCACAGCAGTACCAGTTTGTGTATTACAGAATGCGCCGCATACAAGACGCTGGTTCTGGTGTACAGACAGCTGATATGAATTTCCGATTCCTGCCTTGTGTAGCGGCCGGATTAGCCTACTACATAGCCATGAAAGTGCCTGAACTGCAAGGCCGTCTGGATATGCTCAAGAGGGTTTATGACGAACAATATGCTCTAGCGGCCCAAGAGGATCGCGAGAAGGCTACATTGAGGTTGGTGCCTCGTATAGCGTTCATTGGTGGTGGTACTTAATGGCAACTCCATTCGCATCCGGTAAATATGCTATTGCCGAATGTGATCGGTGTGGGCAACGCTATAAGTTGAAACAGCTGAAGATGGAGGTCATCAAGACCAAGCTTTATCAGCTGAAGGTTTGTGATGCTTGCTGGGATCCAGATCAGCCGCAGTTACAGCTGGGTATGTATC